ACATTCCAGCCAAAAATTGGTTTCAAGACACGATACGGTCTTGCATCAAACCCATTCACACCTGGATCATCTAACGGCCTAGGTACAGTTCGTCAGAACCAGTACTACAGAATTATGCGTGTGGATAACATCCTAAACACATAAAATAAGAATAGGGATAACCTATCTAACTGGGGCGCTTCGGCGCCCCTTATTTTTTGTATAAATACATACATGATAAAACTTACAGAAAACGCAGAAAAATATTTAGAGAAGGTTGGTGACCCACATGTTTCACTTAATGTAAAAGGTGGCGGGTGTTCAGGCTTTCAATATGAATGGGGTACAACCGATAAAGAACCCACGATAGGAAATCTATGGTTAGATCCTATGGCAGAGATGTTTGTATTTGGTTGTACTATAGATTACGTAGAGGAACTTGGTGGTTCTTATTTAAAAGTTGTAAATCCTAATGCAACCGCATCGTGTGGTTGTGGTGAAAGTTTTGCGGTTTAGGAGATATAAATGATCCAGGAAAATTATTTTCAGCCAACTGGTTTTAAACTTGTATTGAATCGTAAGCATTACAAGAATACAGAATATACTTTAACATCTGTAAACCATCCTGATGTAACATTAGCAGGAGTAGAGGTTCCTTATAGATCTATAAATACTCATGCATCAGGTGATCGTCTTACATTTGGCGAAGTTACTTTTGAAATGATTGTGGATGAAGATTTAAAAAATTATAATGAAATGTATCAAATACTTTTAGATACAGTACAAGAAGCAAATCAACAACGTAATACTCGTGATCCAGACGTGAAGCCATTAGATATGGATATTACTCTCATTACTTTATCAAGTAAAAATAATAAGAATAAAGAAATAGTTTATTATGATGCAAGACTAACTAGCATCGGTGCTTTACAATTACAATCGGCAACAGCAGCCGTACAATATCTAAGTGTTCCACTAGGCTTTGAATTTAGCTACTTTGAAATTAAATAAATAGATCCATATAATGGAGTTATATTATGAATCTTGAATCTGTACTCGAGATGTGGAAAAAAGACTCTGAGATACCTCAGTATAATCTTGACGAAACATCTAGACAAACCCCAACACTACATGCAAAATATATGGAGTTCATGTCCATAGCCCGTCTTCAGTTAAAGAAAGCTGAGATGGAACAAAAGACTTTACTCAAAAAGAAGTGGCTATACTATAATGGCAAAATGACTCAAGAACAAATTGAGAAAGAAGGATGGGAATTTGATCCATTTGAAGGACTAAAAGTTCTCAAAGGTGAAATGGATTATTACTATGATGCTGATAGTGATATACAAAAATCCGAAGAAAAAATTACATACTATAAAACTTATATTGAGACACTTACAGAAATTATAAATGTATTAAAGTGGAGACATTCTACTATAAAGAATATTATTGATTGGAGAAGGTTCGAAGCGGGTGGATAAATTAGTTGTAAGTCAGAAAAACCATTCCGTTATGTCAGTTCATACTGATATGGGAATAGCTAACGAACTGACAGACTTCTTTTCATTTTTTGTCCCAGGTTACAGATACATGCCAGCATTTCGTAATAAGGTATGGGACGGCAAAATAAGACTATATAACTCACAGTCACAAGAATTACCTGTGGGATTGTTTCCATATTTGCAAGAATTTTGTGGACCACGTAATTATAAGGTAGAAGTAGAGCATAGTAATTTTTATGGCCTGCCAGGTGCTACGGTCGACGTAGACCCCGCAGAGCTAAGTACCTTTATCAATAGCTTATCTCTATCTACAAAAGGTACAAGAATTAATCCGCATGACTATCAAATAGAGGCTATATGCGAAGGATTGCACAGAAAGCGTTCCATATTATTAAGTCCTACTGGTTCTGGTAAGTCACTTATAATATACGTATTAATGAGATACTTATTACAGAAGACAAACAAAAAATGTTTGATCATTGTACCTACAACTTCTCTTGTACAACAGATGTATTCTGACTTTGAAGACTATTCATATTACGATAATGATTTTGTCGTAGAAAATGAATGTCATAGAATCTATTCAGGTAAAGAAAAAAATGTAGGAAAGGATGTAATTATTTCTACATGGCAATCAGTATATAAACTACCTGGTAAATGGTTCGAACAATTTAGTATGGTATTTGGCGACGAATGTCATGGATTTAAATCAAAGTCTCTTACATCAATTATGAATAAATGCCGGGAAGCTGAATATAGATTTGGCACAACAGGTACATTAGATGGTACACAAACTCATAGACTTGTATTAGAAGGCCTTTTTGGAAAGGTATATAATGTTACAACAACTAAAAAATTACAAGATGCAAAAACATTAGCACCATTAGAAATTAATGTATTACTCCTTAAATATCCAGAAGATATACGGCGTAATTTTGGAAAAAAAGAGTATCACGATGAAATAGATTATATTGTTACAAACGAAGCGCGTAATAAGTTTATAAATAATCTTGCACTAGATCAAAACGGTAATACTCTTATATTATTTCAATTTGTAGAAAAACATGGAAAGCCTTTATATAATCTAATAAAATCTAATGCGCACGAAAGACGAAAAGTTTTTTACGTATCAGGAGATGTAGAGACAGCAGATAGAGAAGCAATTCGCAAAATAGTGGAGAAACAAAAGAATGCAATTATCGTGGCCTCATTGGGCACTTTTAGTACTGGGATTAACATTCGTAATCTACACAACATTATTTTTGCCTCTCCCTCAAAATCTCAAATTAAAGTCTTGCAGTCAATTGGAAGAGGACTTAGGAAATCAGATGATTCTAGGACTACGAAGCTCTTTGACTTGGCGGACGACTTGCATTGGAAAGGACGTAAGAACTATACACTAATGCATAGTGCCGAGCGTATTAAAATTTATTCTAAAGAATCTTTTAACTATAAAATATACGAGATAGAGTTCAAAACATGAATCTAGATAACATAAGACAATTTAAATTAGCGAGCGGTGAAGAAGTTATAGTAGAAGTCATCGAGTGGGATAACCAGGAAGATGCGGCTATAATTATTAGAAATGCTTTTGAAATACATTTTCTTTCTTCTCCTACTGGCGCGATGAGATTATGTACTCTTAGACCTTTTATGATAGGTCAGATAGAAGAAGGATTTTCGCAAGCACTTAATTCTGATGTAATAATGGCACAAGCTACACCAAGTCGTGAGGTTCTTACAAATTATCGTGAGACATTAGATGAATATATGAAAATAAATTCGCCGGACCTGGAACCTACAGACGAAGAATTAGACAAGATCGAAAAGGAATTGAATTCAGAAAACATAGTTCCATTCCCTAAGATCGATAAATCTAAATTACATTAAGGTATACCACCCACCTCAAAAAACCTCTTTTTATTATACACCAGTTTTCAGGGTTTGTACACCCCTAAAACGCATTTTTTTTATATTTTTTTTAAAAAAATTAGTGTACAATGCTATAAAAATATTGTATGATATATGTGAAAGGACAATTTATGGCAAGAACTAAACGCAAAAGTATTCATTACGTAAATAATGCCGATTTTTCAACTGCGGTTGTAGAATATGTAACTGAAGTCCGAAAAGCTAAAGCAAACAAAGAACAACTCCCGATAGTACCAGATTATATAGCAGAGTGCTTTCTCAAAATAGCGGAAGGCTTATCTCATAAATCTAATTTTATTCGTTATACATATAGAGAAGAGATGGTAATGGACGCAGTTGAAAACTGTTTACGTGCTATTGAAAATTATAATTTAGAAGCAGCAACCAGAACTGGAAAACCAAATGCATTTGCATATTTTACTCAAATCACGTGGTATGCATTTCTCCGTCGTATTGCTAAAGAGAAAAAGCAACAAGACGTCAAACTCAAATATCTCACTAGTTCGGGAATAGAAACTTTCATTGAAGTAGAAGGCGATACCCTGGCAAATAATGTGGCACAACAATTTGTTGATGTCCTTAAAGATCGTATTGATAAAGTAAAAGCAACAGATAGTGTTGTAAAAGAACTTGTCAAAAAAGAGAAGAGAAAGAAAAGAGAAATGAAAGCCGATTCAGATTTGAGTGAATTTTTAAAATGAAAGTAGCAATAATTAATGACACCCATTGTGGCACTCGTAATTCTTCTGACATATTTCTCGATAACGCAGAGAAATTTTACTCTGATGTATTTTTTCCTTATCTTTTGGAAAACGATATTCGTCATATCGTTCACTTGGGTGACTTCTTCGATAATAGAAAATTCATTAATTTCAAGTGTATTAATAGGATTAGGAGTTGCT